GATAATTTAAAACTAAACAGACTACACGAAAGAAATGAGTTTTATCGATACCTTTACCGCATATTAAGGAATGAATCAATAAACCCTAACTCACCAACAAATAAGTTATACAAGCCCCAAAGTGAAATCAAGAATGATGTAACTGATGATGATGTGTCGGTTGATTTATTATCACTTGTTTCAATACTTACTCCTTACGAACTGAAACTACTAACAATATATTCAGAAACAAAAAACATCGTGTCTATATCCAAGAAGTACAACATCAGGCGGTCAACGATTCATAAAGAAATAAAAGAAATCAAACTAAAAATAAAACAAAGCATAAAATGACTATCTACTATAACATACTCATATCCGTATTCGCATCTATAATGATTGCCGATATACTACCTATTGTCAAAGAGATTAAATACAGACTCAAACGTGATAAGCTAAAGCCCTTCGATTGTAACTTCTGCCTATCGGGATGGATTTCCCTAGCCATATCAATTATATGGTACACAGGCATAACATCATTATTAATTAGTATATTTGTTACACCATTCATAACAGCATTTACATTTTACCTATGGACAAAGATAAAGCACTAGCAACCTGTGAGAAATACCTAGTCGTATGGACAAGGTATAAGAAGGATTCAACAGCCAAAGAAAACAGCCCTAATATGTGGAGTGAACTAAATATAGTTCACCGATTCGTATATGGACACTTTGAAGATATGGGCTGCAACGATTGTATTGCCCGAATGTTTCGTCAGGTGTTTGCTTGGTATGAGCGTGAAACAAATAAACCAGTAGAGCCTACTAAGAATGTTCAAATGACTTTCCCTGAAACAACCAAAGAAACGGCTGAAACACCTCAAGCAACCAACCTAGATGATTTAACCTTCAAAGAAATAATGAATAAGGCTAAGTCTATTCCAAATATTAAACTACCACGTAACGCAGTAAAGCAACAGCTTATTGACATCATTAAAACCAATTCATGAAAGTAAGCATTATCATACTTTGCATAGACCGTTACCATCATACTAAAGAATATGTAGGTAATGCCATGCGTGATGCTGGTCATCCATTCGACTTACTTATTGCCGACAACGGATCAACAAACATAGACATCCTGAACTGGCAGGTAGAACAGAAACCTACACACCTTGTCCGTCATGGCTACAACTACGGTACAACACAAGCCATCAACCACCTGATAGCACTTAACCCATCAGATGCCTACGTATTTCTAGGTAACGATATTCAGATGCCCCAAAACTGGTTAGCTAAAATGATAGAAGCCTATAAAGAAATACCAAACGCAGGAATGATAGGTATAGATTGGCGTAACATGGCCAGACGAATGGGTAAAGCACTAACTCAGTCAGGCTACATATTCACTCCATCAGATTACATATTTGGTTCTACATTCATTCCACAGTCAGCACTAGATAAGGTAGGTTCACTTTGCGAAGATTATGGAACGTATGGCCTTTGGGATTCAGACTTTGCAATACGTTGTAAATTGGCAGACCTGCAGAACCTATACGTAAATAACCTTGCATCGGAACATAAAGGGGATGACGTTGGTGAGAAATCAGAATACCGAGCAATGAAAGACAAAAGCCTAGAAATAGGCAGACCAATATTCAAAGCCAACGTAGAACGATACCAAACAACTAAAGAAGTATTCGTTCCTAATAAACACATAGATTATGGCAGCACCAAGAGGTAACCTATTCGCAATAGGAAATAATGGAGGCAGACCGCCAATGTATAAAACATCACAAGAGATAGCTGAAAAGATAGCCGAGTACTTGGATTGGGAGGATGAAGCGAAAGGACTAGATGCAAAAGGAACTGGAAAAGGAATCTATACACTAAGCGGATGCGCTTTGTTTTTAGGCTATTGTTCTAAGGCTTCGATGGATGACCAAAGTAAAAGAGGAGATGAGTTCTCGAACGTAATAAGTAGATTTAAGTTATTTATGACACATTGGAACGAACAGAAGCTGTATTGGGGTGGTACTTACATGGGTTCACAATTTTGGTTACGGAACTGGGGAGGTTATAAAGATGAATCAACACAAAATCAAAATCAAACAATAACATCTGTTCAACCTACTGTTGTAACCAGCGGTATATCTTTATCAAGTGATGAGAAACAAATAAAGTAAATGTTTAAATGCTCGGACGTTTACCTAGCCAACTTCAATGCTACTGAAGATACTGTTGTAAATCAAGGTGGCACATCAAGTGGTAAAACAGTTGCAATACTTCAAGTATTATTTTCAATAGCTATATCAGAAAAATCAGTAATCACTATCGTTGGACAGGATATTCCGAATCTAAAGGTAGGGGCTTTACGTGATGCCTTAGAAATCTACGAAAATAGCCCTGAATTAAAGAGTTTAGTCGTTTCATATAATAAGACTGACCGTATATTTGAATTTAGTTCAGGTACAATTATGGAGTTTAAATCTTACGGAAGTCCACAAGATGCAAAATCAGGTAAAAGAGATTACTGCTTTGTTAATGAAGCGAACGGAATACCATTTGACATTTATACAGAATTAGCCCTTAGAACTCGCAAAAGAGTATTCTTAGATTATAACCCTAACAATGAATTTTGGGTTCATCAGAAGTTAATAAACAGACCAAACACTAAGTTAATCATTTCAGACCATCGGCATAACCCATTCCTTTCACAGAAGGTAAGGGATAAGATTGAAGGACTAAAGGATATTGACCTTGATTTATGGAAGGTGTACGCTCGTGGAATGACGGGTAAGATTGAAGGATTGATATTTAGAAACTGGACTTACTGCGATACCATACCTTTAAATGCTGAATTGATAGCGAGAGGCATGGACTTTGGATTCACAGCCGATCCTACTTCTGTTGTTGCTGTTTATCGAATGGATGGTGAACTATGGATTAAAGAGGAGTTGTACCAAACCAACCTAACGAACCCACAAATACATAACGAATTAGTAAAAGAGGGTTTATTCATTGCCGATTCAGCCGAGCCTAAGTCAATAACTGAACTTAGAAGTTATGGATTACACATCGAGGGTGCAAAGAAAGGTGCTGATTCAATTAAAAACTCAATTGATATTTTAAAGCGGTTCAAAATGAATGTAACACGTTCATCTGTAAACCTTGCTAAAGAACTGAATAGTTATAAATGGAAGGTAGATAAGGCCACAGGCAATTCAATTAACGAACCTGTTGACTTTCTTAACCACGCCATCGATGCCCTTCGATATGTGGCACTAAATAAATTACAACATAAAGGGGAAGCGAGTGTACATTTCGGGTAGGTTTTTACTTATCTAGGTATGAAGCTACCTAAATCATGGTCAGAGGTTACAATTAGACAAGTCATTCTAACATCGGATATTGAATCGGATGAGGAAATGAATGATATTGAAAAGATGGCAATGACCTTATCTATAATGGGTAACATTCCAATTACTGAAGTCAATCAGATGCCCCTGATTAAAACAAGGGAGGCAATGGGTAAGATGGAGTTTCTAAAAGAACAGCCATCAAATAAGTTCATTAACGATTTTGAAATCGATGGTGATAAGTATTACATCAATCCTGATATAGCTAAAATCACTAATGAACAGTTTCAGGCTTTTGACTTCTTTACTAAGGAGCAGAGCGAAGTAACTAAGAACCTTCATAACATCATGGCTATAATCTGCCTGAAAAAAGATGAACCTTATACCATGACAACGGCACATAACAGAGCAAAGTTGTTTTATGATAAGATGACCTTTGATGTTGTTGCTCCCGTTTCCTTTTTTTTTTCACAACTATTAATACAATCACAAGAGCATATCCTACATTCTTTGGAATCGAGGATAGACAAAACGATACTGGAGAATCAGAAGTTAATAAAGGAGTTACAAGCGGAGGTTTAGTAGAACAGTTCAACAGGAAGTTTAACTGGTATGTGTGGATGAGCGATGTAAAGGATGCGACAGGCGTGGATGCGGATAGTCAGTTACAATGGAGCATATTTAAGATGCTTAATTGGTGCAGTTATCTAAAGACAAAGAATGAGATTGAACAACAAAAGATGGAACAATGGCGGATAAAGAATTTGAGAAGGTAATAGATATTTTCGAGATATTCGGAGAGAAGCTAATTATTGACTCTAAAAAAAGCCTTCAAGCAAAAGGTCATGTTTCAGGCGGTGGACAATCGGGTTTACTTGGTTCTTTCAAATATCGGATAAGGGAAACAAAGACAGGAATAATCTTTAGTTTTTCAATGGCTGATTATGGCGAGTATATTGATACTGGAACAAGACCAGCAAAAAAAACTGGTTCAGGTGGTAATAAGATGATTGAATCTTTGAACGCATGGCAGACAGGAAAAAATATAAATGCTTTAGCTATTTATAAGAGTAAGCTGAAAAACCCTAGCAAGTCGAAGGTTAATTTTAAAAAGGCTCAACGGTCTTTATCTTATGCCATTAAAAAGAACATTCACAAAAAAGGAATTATTAAACGATTCGGTTATAAAGGTTCAAGATTCTTTACTTCTTTATTAAAGGATGGAAGGGTTCAGATTTTTGAAAAGGAGTTATCCAAAGAAGTGGGTAAGTCAGTAAAGGTAATATTTAATAGTACGATTTTAAAAGGTAAATTATGAGCATAACGATAAATCAACAACTGGATGAGATTACACCTGCATATAACGAGATGGTTTATGTGGTTACATCTACCAATATAGCAGAGGATAATTTCAAGTACATAGCAGACGTTTATATTGATGGTACTTATACTAAGAGGTTATCATTACCTGCTAATCCAACATTCAGCAATGCTGTCGTTGACGTTCATAGGGTGGTTGAAACGTTCCTTACTTACGATATTGATATTGCAGAAACATCAGGCGTAACACAATGCCCTGAAACATGGTGCGAGGTGGTGGTAAAGTTTGGTGAGGAGTACGGATTGAGTTCATCAGGCGTAACTGTTTACCCTGACTTAACCAACAGCAGTTCTGTATTCGCTTTTGCAGGTAGCTTACCTGAATTTGATTTTATTGATTATGTTGATACTGATTATATTTTAGATTCATCAGGCCATTTGTTTCAGACCAATGCACCTAGATCAAATTTCAAGATAGCCACTAATCAAATAATGTGGCTAGGCGGTTATGTCAATACCGATAACGATGTGAATGTTTTGGTTGTTGCTACCTATAATAGTGCAGGTACATTAATTGATGAATACCAAATTACGAATCAGTTCGATACACCATCAGGTGATGATAACGATAGGTTTCTAAAGTTTGTGGCTGGATGGAATCTTAACGATGTACCACAGGCACAACTGATAACAGGAACGCAGCCGATACTTGATACTACTGTTTACTATTACGATGTTTATACTGCCGATGCGGGTAACGTGGTAACGAGTGAGAAGTTCAGAATATATCCTACCGATGAATGTTCTGCCTTTGATTCTTTTGAACTTCATTTTCAAAACGTATTTGGATGGTTCGATACTTTTGTTTTCAATTCCAAATCAAATCACAATGTTGCTATTGACAGGAAAGAGTATAAGAAGCAAACAGGAACGGTAGCAGCCACTTCATTTACCACTACCAAAGCAGATAGAGGGTTTCAAAACTTCTTTACATCAAGCAATAAGAAGTTGACCTTACGCAGTAGATGGATAACAGAGGCCGAGTATGAATGGCTAACTGAATTAATCGAATCACCGCAAGTATTTTGGAATAACAACAGCGAGTTGATAGCTATTAATATTACCACATCCGAATATGAGATTAAGAAAGTGAATAATGAGAATGTATTCAATTTGGAAATCACCATTAAGTTAAGTACCAATAATTACAGACAAAGATACTAATGTTAGGATTTAGATTATACATAAATAATACAGAGGTTGATTTAAAGGATAACTTTCCTTTATCATTCAATGCTCAGATAAATGATATTCGTGAACCTGAAAAGAAAACCACTACCCATTCAAAGACAATAACCATCCCTGCCAGTAAATCTAATGTAGAACTATTCTCATTTATTTATGATATTCATGGCATCGTTGATACAAGTGGAACGGTAAACTATACACCTGACTTTAATCCAAATCTAAAAGCCGAATGCTTGGCCTTGTTTGACGGTATAGAAGTATTTTCAGGCATAGCCCAATTAACAGAAATTCACATCATCGATAATGATAATATCGAATTTGACATTGTGTTACTTGGTCAGCTTGTCAACCTATACGATAAGATAGGTGATAATGAATTAACGGATTTAGATTTCTCTGACTTTGACCATGATTATACATTAGCAAACATTGAGGCTAGTTGGCCTAATACATCTACTTACGTTTATCCGCTTATCGATTACGGGATGAACGGTAATAGTTCTAACTATGGAATCAATACTTTGTTTCCTGCCATATTCGTAAAGGAATATATTGATAGGATATTCTCGGAGGCTGGATGTGTTTATGATTCTAATTTTTTCAATAGTGCTTTCTTTGAATCGCTAATCATTCCTTTCAACTCCAATAAATTTAAGATAACGGAGGCAGAAATACTATCGAGAAAATTCAGGGCATCATTAACAGCCGACCAACAATCAGTAACCATTCCACAGTTTGGAGTTCAGTATGGGGCTATATTCAATGATGATACCACCTTACCTAACTTTGATTCATCAGCACAGTATAGTGTGGCTAATGGAAGGTTTACCGTTGGCACAGGGTTACAGGGTATATTTAATTTTAGTGCCAATGTAGATTTATCGGTTGATTATATTCCCGATACTCCAGCTATCGCTATGCGACCTACTCATGGAACGGTTGCTAATATTTCTATTGTTAAGATGGATGCGCTGAATAATATCACATTCTTAAATACTACTCAAAGAAAAATAAGGGTTCAAAGCGGTTTCCCAATAACAACATCTTATGAAACTGATTTCACTTATCCAAGTACTGAGGTTATTGGTAGTAATCCAAATGTAAATATTCAATCGGGAGCAGTAACATTAATTGAAACCGATAGGGTATTTGTTTATGTTTCTGTTTATATTTCTGCATGGTCAGTTGATGGAGGGCTTGGTAGCTTTCCAAATAGCTATGCGTTTACTGAAAAGTTTATTGATGCAGGTAACAACTTATATGATGGTGATTATTACCTTAACCTTAAATCGGACGGTGTATTTTATAATGAAATAGCATCGGCTAACTACGTTGAAGGATTGCCAATAAACATGAATAATGCCGTACCTGAAAAGGTAAAGCAAAAGGATTTCTTAAATTCGATTATCAAAATGTTTAACCTTTATCTTGAACAGGATAAGGAGGTAAGTAATAAATTTATAATCGAGCCTAGAGATGATTATTACTATACGGCAGTAAACAATACCACCACCATTGACTTATCCGATAAACTCGATATTAGTCAGGCTTTGGATATTCAGCCGATGGGGGTTTTGGATGCAAAGAATTATATTTTCAAATACAAAGATGATAAGGATTATTTCAATCAGGATTATGTAAAGAATTGGGGAGAAACGTACAGCGAAAGGCAGATTGAAATAATTAACGATTTCATCAAAGGAACGAAAACAATCGAGTTATTATTTTCAGCCACTCCATCAGTA